CGGAAACTCTTCCATACCGGCGACCCTCTTCTCGCTAACGCCGTCGCCGCCTCGAGCCGCCGGAGATTGGGGGATAGGTGGGCATGGAAGCGAACGGACCAAGATGTACCAATCGCGCCGCTGGTAAGCGCTAGTCTTGCTATGTGGGGCCTCGTCGCCACGAAACCGAAACCGACTCCCCAGGTGTTCTAATGCTGCATAGCTACGCCCAGCTCGCCGGCCTTGTGCTGGCGATCGTTTCCGTGAGCCTCGCCGGCGGCCTCTGGGCCGGAGGTGTCGCCCTCGGCCTTAGCATCGTCCTCGTCTCGACCGCCCTCGAAAGCGGCCGGTAATGCTCGGGAACCTTCTCAACCGGTCCCAGAACCGCTCCGTAGAGTCGTTTCCGCTCCCACCTCGAGGCGCGTCGATCCAGCCGCTAACCGGCGGAATGAACGTCACCCGCTCGACGCTTCTCTCGCATGTCGTCGCTAATCGTTGCGTTTCGATCATCTCCGACCAGATCGGAGCGCTAGATCTCCAGGCCGAACGAAACGGCGAACCGATCCCGACGCCGGCCGTGCTCGCTCGGCCAGAACTCGACCGGACCCGCTCCGAGTTCATCGCCGCCGCCGTCACCTCGCTCCTGGTGAACGGGAACGCCTACATTCTGGCCGGCCGGCGAGATTCCCTCGGCTACCCCCAGAACGTCGTGCTCCTCGATCCCGAGGCCGTCGACATTAAGACCGTCGGCGGAGCTATCCAGTACCGAGCCGCTGGCCAGCTCCTCTCCCCAGAGGATCTCGTCCATATTCGCGGGTTCTGCCTTCCCGGCCATATCCGAGGCTTCAGTCCTCTCGACCAGACTCCGCAGGCCATCGCCCAGGCCCTCGCCGGCGACCAGTACGCCGCCCAGAGCTTCATGACCGGCGCAATTCCGGACGGCGTGCTCTACTCCGAGAACGAGCTAACCGCCGAACAGGCCGCCGAACTAAAGAACGCAGGGATCGCCGGCAACGGCGGCCGGCAACGAGGGCCGGCAGTTCTTTCAGGCGTCAAGTACGAGCGCCTCGAGTACTCCGCCGCCGATCTCGAACTCCTCGACTCCCGGCGATTCTCGGCGCTTAATATCTGCACCCTGTTCGGCGTGCCGGCGCACCTCGTCCAAGTCGAAACGACCAGCTCGAACACCTACTCCAGCGTCTCTCAAGACCTGCAAGCGTTCGTGTTGCTTACGCTCCGGCCGTGGATCGTGCGCCTCGAGGAAGGCCTCTCCGAGCTTCTCCCCCGAGGCCAGCGCGCCGTGTTCAACCTGGACAGTTTGCTCCGAGCTTCGACCCTCGACCGCTACAACGCCCATAAGGTCGCACTAGACGCCGGCTTTATGACCGTGGCGGAGGTCCGTGAGCTGGAGGGCCTGCCACCGCTCGCAATTGATCCGCCCGACATCGACGACGACGACGCCCAGGAGGACGCCGATGCCTAACGTCGAAAACCGTTACCTCGAGTTCGAAGAAACCGAGATCCGAGAAGCCGAAGACGGACGCCGCCACCTGGTCGGAATCGTCGTCCCCTGGGCCGGCCGCTACGAACTCAAGCCGGGAACGTTCGAACGGTTCAACCGTGGCGCGTTCGACAAGTCCATCGCCGAGCACGGCGACGAGATCAGCCTCTACAAGCAACACGAAACCCGAACCTCGCTCCCCGTCGCCCGCGCCGTTAGCTGGGAAAACACGAACGACGGCCTCGTCGCTGACTTCCGGATGCACAACACTCGCGACGCCGCCGAGATCATCGAACTCGCCCAGGACGGAGCGGTAACCGGCCTTTCCGTCGGCTTTATCCCGATCCGAAGCCGTACCGACCAGGAAGGCGAGCACACGATCATTACGCGCCTCGAGGCCCGCCTCGACCATGTCGGATTTGTCAGCCGGCCGGCATATCAGGACGCCAAAGTAACCGCCGTTCGGTACGACCCCGATAACCCCGAGGTCGCTCCGAGGCTTGCCCGCTGGCGCGGAGTGTGGCTCGCATGAAGTCTGCCCAGGTAACCGTCGGCACGACCGCTGTCGAGATCATCCCGGCGGCCGACGTAACTCGCCACACCTACCTTCACCACGACTCGAACCAGAGCATCTGGATCGGCGACGCAACCGTTACCAGCTCGAACGGTTTCCACCTGCACAAGACCACCTATCACGAACTTGTGCTCCCGGCCGGTTCGCCGCTTTACGCCATCGCCGACCTGGCCGGCCAGGTAGTCGACGTTCTCTATCTCGCCGACTAATGGTTTCCGCTCCGGACTACATCCGGCGCAACGCTCGCCGAGGCGTCGAGTTCTACGAGCAGGGCTTCGCCGGCGACGGCCTTCGCCCCGCCACGGTCCGAGCTGCCCGACGCATGGCGGCCGGCACCGTTCCGCACGAAAAGCTCCGGCTCATGGCTCCCTGGTTCGCACGGCACCGCCCCGACCTCGAGAGTCCTTCAGCCCGCGCCTTCCTCGCCGGCGACAGTCCTCGCCCTACGGCCGGCCAAACGGCGTGGCTTTTATGGGGAGGCTCGATTACTGGCGACGTTATGGCCGCCGCCCGATGGGCCGAGCGAGAAACCGAAAAGCTAGAGCGTTCCACCGCCGCTGGTTACCGTGTGGTAACCTCACCGAATCGCGCCGCCGTCGACGCCGCCGTAAAAAGCACCTCGCCGGCACCCGAAAGAAACCAAACCCCTAAACACGAAGGTAAAACCGTGAACCTCCTCCAGAAGCTGGTGCAGGAGCGGGCCGAACTCAGCGAAACTGTCGAGGGCATCCTCGAGCGTGCGGCTGACGAAGGGCGCGACCTGGCCGACACCGAAGACAAGACCCTCGGCGAACTCAAGACCCGAGCCGACGAACTCGACGCTCGGATCTCCGAGCTGCGCGACGTTCAGGTCAAGAACCTCGAGGCCGCGAAGCTGCGCGCCGAGATCCAGGCCGACGACGACCAGCCCGAGCAGCGCTCCGCCGCAGGCGTCGTCCGAGTGACCGACGAAGTCCGTACCTACGAGCCTCGCTCGAAGAACTCGTTCTTCCAGGACATCGTGGCCGCTAACCGTTACGGCGACGCAGGTGCCCAGCAGCGCCTCGCCCGCCACGCCGGCGAGGTCGAACTCGAAGAGCGTGCCGGTAGCACCAGCAACTACGCCGGCCTCGTCGTTCCGCAGTACCTGGTCGACCAGTACAGCGCCTTCGCGAAGGCCGGCCGTCCGTTCGGTAACGCCGTCCGCAGCCTCAACCTCCCGGCCGATGGCATGAGCGTCAACCTGTCACGCGTGACCACTGCGACGACCGCCACCGTTCAGGCGGCCGAGGGCGACGCAGCCAGCGACACCACCCTCGACGACACGCTCCTTACGATGAACGTGTTCACCGTCTCGTCGGCCCAGGTGCTCAGCCTCCAGGCCCTCGAGCGCGGCTCGAACGTCGACGAGGTGCTCGTCGAAGACATGGCCTCCAGCTACGCCACCACCCTCGACGACATGCTGATTAACGGCTCCGGCTCGTCCGGCCAGCCGACCGGCGTGCTCAACACCTCCGGCATCGACGACATCGACGTGGACGACGCCAGCCCTACGGCGGCGGAAACCTACGTTCAGATCATCAAGGCCATCGGAAACGTTCAGTCGAACTACTTCCAGGGTCCGGACCTGATCGTGATGCACCCTCGTCGAGCTGCGTACCTGGCCGGCGGCCTGGACTCGAGCAACCGCCCGATCTTCCAGCCGACCGTCACCACGGCGCAGAACGTCATCGGCACCGGCCAGTTCTCCGACTACGGCGCTCCGTCGTTCTCGGTGGCCGGCATCCCGGTCCTGGTCGACGGCAACATCCCGACGAACCTCGGGGCCGGCACCGACGAGGACCGCATCATCGTCCTGAACTCGCGAGAGTTCCTCCTCTTCGAGGAGAACGGCGGAACGCCGCAGATGGTCCGGTATGACGCCAACATGGCGAATTTGCAGGCCTCGATGGTGATGTACGGTTACGCCGCCGCCGGCGTCCGTAACCCGAAGGCCGTCTCGGTCATCCAGGGCACGCTCCTCGCAGCAACCCTGTAAGCCCTCTGGGTAATTGGGTCCGCCCCAGGTCGGGAGTTAATCTCCAGCGCCCGGCCTGGGGCACCCTTCACTAGCTAGGAACGGAAACGATGTCGACCCTCTGGGAAAAGCAAGCCGCTAGCCGCATTCAGAAGCCCGTAGACGCTCCGAAGCCGGCTCCGGCACCTAAGACCGCCGAAGAAGCTCCGAAGCCCAAGAAGGCCGCTAAGAAGGCCTCTAAGAAGCGTTAGCCGTGGCTTACACCACGATCAGCCTCGTAAAGGCCTACCTGGGCATCGACGACTCCGTAACGGCCGAGGACACGGCGCTAACCGCCGCAGTGAATGCGGCCGAGGATCTCGTCGACGGGTACACCGGGACTACGTTCAACACGGTTACCGAGGCGCGGACCTACATTCCGTTCAGCCGGTACGTTGTGAATATCGACCAGGTGAACACGCTCACCGGCATGATCGTCGCCCTAGATACCTCGAACGACGGCACCTTCGATACCACCCTCGAGGCCGGCGATTACCAGGTCGAGCCGCTGAACTCGTCGCCGTACTTCAAGATCCGCCGGCTTAATGGCGTGTTTCCCGTGTTCACGAACGAACGCGCAAGCGTTCAGGTGACGGCGGCCTACGGCGTCCGAAGCACCGAAGGCGTGCCCTACGGCGTGCAGCAGGCCGCCCTGATCCTCGCCGCTCGCCTGTACCAGAGAAAAGCCTCTCCGCTCGGCTTCGAGGCCGGCTGGAGCGACTGGGGACCGATGCGAATTAGCCGCACCGATCCGGACGTTTCCGCCCTTCTCCAGCAGTACAAGAAGATCGGCGTCGCTTAGTGGCTGATTACGGCGCGATCCGGCAAGGGCTCGCCGACGCCCTCGACACAATCGACACGTTCGTAACCGTCTACGCCTCGACCCCGTCGAGGATTACGCCGCCCTCGGCGATCGTGATTCCGGCCCGACCCGTCGCCGACTATCACCAGTCAATGGATGGCACGGCCGGCGCTCTAACTCGTTTCCGGTACGAGATCATTGCCGCCGTTCAGCAGTACGCCGAGCAGTACAACCAGGAGAAGCTCGACGGCCTCATCTCCGGCCCTGGTTCGATTCAGGCCGCCCTCGAGGCCGACCCCACCCTCGGCGGAGCGTGCCTAACGCTCCAGGTGTCATCGGCCTCGGATATGGGCATGGTACAGTTTGCCGATAGTCAGTTCATAGGCCTCCGAATGCAAGTCGAGGTATTTGCCCGATGAAATATAAGGTTCTCTCTGACCGGCTCGCCGGCCGAGAAAAAGGTTCGACGGTCGAGGCCGACGAGCTGCACGGCGTCAATATCGACGCACTCATCAAGGGCGGCCACCTGGCCGAACAGAAAACCAAAGCCGCAAAGGCAGAAAGCGAAGAGGGTTAGGCCATGCCCTACATGAACAACGATCTAGCGATCACCGTCAACTCGGTCGATATCTCGTCGTTCGTTACGTCCGGAACCTGGACCGAGCAATACGACGAACTCGAGACGACAGCTATGGGTGATAGCCGGCGGACGATGATCGCCGGCCTCGGCTCCGGTTCGATCAGTCTCGAGCTTCACCAGTCGTTCGCCGCCTCGGAAACGTACGCGACGCTCGACTCGCTTCTCGGCACCGTCACCACCGTGACGTTTACCCCGACTAGCGCCACGGCCGCCGCAACCAATCCCGAAAAGAGCGTTTCCGTGCTGGTGACAGAGCTGCCCTTCGTCGACGGCGCGGTCGGCGATCTGTCCACGATCTCCGTTACCTGGCCGATGACCGGCGACGTTACGACCACGGCTCCGTAATGTTTGACGCCGCACTAACTGTAACGCTGGAGAGCGGCGAGAGCTTTACAGCACGACCTAACGCCGGCACCATCCTCGCGATGGAGCAGTATTACGGCTCGAAGATCGAGTCGGGACTCGCAGCCATCCAAACGATGCGCCTCGAGTATCTCTCCTGGCTCGCGTGGGAGTGCCGGCGTAAGTCCGGCGAAACCGTGCCACCGTTCGAGAAGTTCTGGCCGCAGATCGTAAACATCGAGGTCGAAGACGACTCGAAAACCCCTTTAGCCGTCGAGGAGCCGCCTACACCGTAGCGGTACTGGCCGTGGAGACAGGCCAGCCGATCAGCGAACTCCTCAACGCACCGATACCGATTATCCGAGCGCTCTACGCCGTCCTCGACGAACGTGCGAAAGCTCAGAAGAAAGCGAACCGCCGCCGCCGATGACCGAGGGCTTCAAGATCGAGGGGAACC